CATAGAATTCTGGTCTGATCATTTTCTTAGCATATCTCGTTAATAGACCTTTTCTTGGTGTGAAAGTGTCTGGATCATATACTAATGGAGTCATAATCAATGGAATGTATGGAGCAAATACAGCACCAGTTTCTAAGAACTGATTACCTCTATATCCCATAAGGATTGTACCTTCTGTCATATAAGGGTTTTTGTATACATCATATCTGCTGTTCATTTGTCCCATTTTCTGGATACCAAAAGCAAATTTCATCTTAGCAGCATCACCATCAGCATTTGAAGCAAATCCTGGGATTGATTCAATGATTGTAGCAACTGAAGGAGAAATTACCATAAAGTTTGCACCACCTCTAAGAGTTTTCTGGTGAATCTTGTTAGATACTTTCTGTAATTTAGTTCCTAAAGTTTGGAACCATTGTCCCTGTGCATTAAAGAATCCTAAATCTTCAAATCCTGTTTTAGCAGCATTTAATGCTTGATTGTTTTTAGCACTCCAGTACTCATCAGCAGCTGATGCATCTGAAATTAACATATCAAGAATTTCAAGATCAATTTCTAATGAAATGTACTCACTCATTACTGAAGTTAATTCAGCTTCAGCATCTAATGCTTGGTAAGCATTTAAATCTTGAGCGAATTCAGGAGTCCATTGTGCTTTTAACTTTCTAGTTTTAGCAACAATTGCTTCTGATTTCATTTTTACATCAATCTGAGGGATTGCTAATGCATCTGCACTTGTAGATTCAGCATTTGGTCTACCTGCACCTGCAGCATCTTCGAAATCACCTCTTGCGTTATCGACTGGTTGTTTGTTATATAAAGCAAATACTTTACCTCCAGATACTGGAATATTTGCACTATTTACAGCACCATCAAATACAAAATAAATTTTGTCTTGACCTGCATCATACTCAGTATACTTAGGTAATAATTTAGCTATAGAAGCATCATTCTGAGTTGAACCTGAAGAAATTACGAATGCTCTAACTCCTTTTTTGTCTGGATCAGATAAATCTGAAGCATCAATAGATACTGAAGTAAAATTACCTGCAGCAGCTGAAGATGATAATTCTGCTTGGTAATGTAATTGTTCCCAAGAACCTGTAGCGACTACACAGTCTACAGAAGCTGAGAATTGGTTTACAGAGTAACCAAATCTTCCAGCACCATAAAGACCATCTGAAGGATCTGCGTTTGGACCTGGGTTTGTGTTACCGTACATAGAAGCTGGACTAGAATATGCATTTCCGCCTGGGCCGAAATTTAATTCTTTATCTTGTCCATATTGGAAATCTAGGAAAAATACTAGACCAGAAGGTAAATTCATTGGTTGAACAGAAACAAATTCTTTAGCAGAAATTTGTCCAAATACTTTTCTTACTAATGGTAAAGCAACGCCTGCCCATTGAGCACCAGCACCAACTTGGAAAGTTCCACCAGTACCTGTAGTATTATTTGATTGTTCAACAACTAATTGCTTAGCTTGGTTTTCAAGAATCATACTCATGTTGTTCTTGTTAACTTCACTATCGAATCCTTCTAAAAGTCCTGTTTTTTCCCACTTTGATGCTAATCTAGCAGCATCACTCTGCATGTTCTTCCAGTTACCTGCTGAGCTTTCTAAAAGTGAATTTAATTGTGACATTTTTAGTTATTTTTAGTTGTTATTATTAATTATTTTAAACCTGCCAATTTCTTGAATCTAGCCACCATTGGGTCAGTTTCAATAATTGGTTTTTTAGCGTTAACTGATTTTGATACTCTTGAAGCTGTACCTAAAGATTCTGTTATTGGGGATTTTTTCTTAGTCTTTAAACCTTCGCTTAAAGTTTCGAATACCAATTTAGTTTCTTTTACAGTACCTGCTTTATCAAAAGCACCTAATACTTTAACTTTTTGACTTTCTGTCAAAGTTTTTGCTTTGAAAATCTTGTTAGTGTATAACAATTTTGCATTAAGCAAATTAACTTCATTTAAATCAGACTTTAAAGTTTTAATAGTTGAATATGCTTCATTAAGCTCTTCTTCTACTTTTTCTTTTGCCTTGTAAACTTCAGCCATTTCAGCTTTTTCCATTTTTTCTTTTTTGGAATCTTCTTTTTTAGCTTCGTCTAATTCAATTTCTTTGACTTCTTCGTCTTCTGAAATTTCAACGTCTACTTCTGTATCGTCTACTATTTCTTCTGTTTCGTCTTCTTCTTCGAAATTATCGCCTGCTTCTAACTCGCCTGAAGCAACCATATCTGCAATTACGTCTTCAATGAATCCTTTGAGGTCGTCATCTGACATTTCATCAAGATCAATTTCTTCATCTTTCATGTCTTCTTTTTCTTCCTCTTCACCATCTTTTTTTCCGTCGAGGTAGCCTTCTTCTTCTTTGTCAGTGGCTTCATCTTCGTTAAGGGTGTCTTTGCCTTCCATTTCTTCGTCTAATTCTGCTAAGATTTCGTCTAGATCAATTTCTTCATCTAAATCTTCTTCCATAGGTTTAACGTCATATTCAGTCTCATATTCTGGAGTACCTGGTTTGTCGTCTCTCATATCCTTGTTTTTCTTCAGCATTTCATCTACTTCTTTCTCTTCGTCTAATTCCATTTCTTCTAACTTTGTAGCTAGCATTTCTTTTAGTTGAGGAGTAAAAGCTTCTTCAAGTGCTGCCTTAGCATTTGCGATAGCGGTTTCTTTTACGGTTTTGGCGTCAGCGATAGCTTCTTTGAGAATGTCTCTTTTTGCCATTGTCCTAAAATTTAATTGTTTGGGAAATACGTTTATTTGGAAACGTAATAGATTTTATATTATGTCAATGCTATATGGGATAACATATTTTACGGTTATACGTATATTGGGAGTCTTGAAGGTCGCAGTTTATATGATATAATCTGAATCAACTGCTGGGAATTTTGATACTTGTTCTTTTTCTAAAGAATCATCCCATACTACTACACCTCCATCTTTAACATCAGTAATATAACTTTTAAGTTCACCAGTCGCTTCTAATTCTAAACCTGATGCAGGGTAAGGAAATGTTTCTACATCACCTTTATCATTAATATAACCAAAACCTCGTTTTCCAACATATAAAGCTTTTGGGTCTGAAAATGCTTCTTTTGATTCTGCTTCTGCTTTTAGTGGGTTTGCTTTACCTTCTTTTTTTTCTATAAAATCAAGTACCCCTTGTAGTTTATCAGTAATTTTACTAGGTTTTTTAAACGATAGTGTTTCTAATCCTCTGTAAATGTTCCCACCCCAACTAGGTAATATTTCTTTAAAACCTTCAACATCCTCATCATACATAGTTGACCATCCCTCATTTTGCCACCATCCATTATTTATAGAATCATCTACTAATTTAGCAGATTTTGGGTCTTTTATTACTTTATAATCTTTAAATCTATCTATTTGTATGTCCATTTGATATAGTGTTTATTAATGTTTTAAAGTCTTCTTTTGTTTTCTTTTTATTTAAATGGTATGATTTAAAAAATAATATTTCTTCTAATGGAGATAATCTTAAATTGTACCCTTCAAAAAATATGAAATTATATGTTGCTTTTGGGTTTATGTATAAATCAAATTTATTTCTATTATGTGTTATATGATTTCCTTTTACTGGGTATTTAGGAGGTAAAATGTTAAATGCTTTGTATATTATTTCGTTCTTATCTATATATTGAGTACTAATAATATCAAAATCTTTAATTTTCCTAAATGGGATGTAACCATATATCATTAATGGTAAACTTCCTCCTAGTGAAATGAAATCAAAACTATTTTGTATTTTTATATAATCTTCTAAATATTTTTCTAATTGTATGTCTAACTCCATTTAAAACTTTTAACGTTCAAAGATATCTCTATCATTTGGATCCATAAATTGACCGGTTTCATAATGAAATTGATATTTGTCCTTTGGGTTACTTTTATTTATTATAACATATATGTCTCCTTGACTAATATAGTCAAGAAACCAAGTATCAGTATTACCTGTTGCTGTACACCAATCTGTACCTGATCCTAATTCACAACTTGCGCCATATAATTCTTTTGAACCTTTTGGAAATTTAAATATTTCATATCCATCAACTTCTCCAAGTTTTAGTTTAGTATATTTTTCAGCCTTAGATATTCCTTTTTGTTGTGAAATATCTTCTCCTTCTCTATCTTGTATTTCTTTTGATTTTTTAATAAAATCATCTAATGCGTTTTCATCCTTAACCATGTTAATATCCTTAAGTGGATATTCTCTTTTATTTCTTTTAAATGTGTCTAAGTAAGTTTTGTATTTATATATATCTTCTTTTTTGATAATAGGTTTTGCTTTTTTAGTACCTGTTACTCTAGAAGTTAACCATGTAGCAAATGCAGAATCTTTTTGAGCTGCATCTACTATATCTTTAAATGTGTTTCTGTCTATTCTACCTGTGTCTACAAATTGAGTTTGTAGCATGTCTATAGAAACTTCATTCAACTTAACTGAGGAATGTGTAAGTTGATTTTCAATTAGATATTTTCTTAAATCAAAATTTTCCATTATTGGTCCTCTTCCCAGTTTTCAATTACATTATCTGCAAATGCCTTAGAGGTTATTGAAATATTTTTTGGGTTAGACCCTTTAGCATTTTTTCTTGCTTTACGATAGTAATAATCATTTGATACTTCTATGTACTCTTCTAATTCACTATCGATCATTTCATCACCTATTTCTTGTTGGATTAATCTTTTTACTTCTGGTAGGAAATTATCAGCTGCATCCGACACATCAGCTGCATCATCATAAGCATCTATATCCCAAGTAATTGCTTCTTTTAATAGCTTGTTTTCAGCTAAATATTTTTTTAGATCGAAATCTTTCATGGTTAAAATATTGGGCAATTGCCGTTTGCACATAGTATTTCTGTTACTATGCTGTTGGCTTTTGCGTATGGATAATTATTATTTATTTTATTTTCATTTATATTAATAGTACCTTTATTATTAATGTTAACGGTTTGCATAAATGAACCTGGATTAGATGGTGTTGAAACAAAATCCCAACATAACAATTCAAAATCATCTTGAACTTCCATTAAATCACCTTTTTGTTCTAGTGAACCCATTCCTCTGGATGATACACCTACTGTGATACCACTGTCTATTAGTGCTTTTAATATGTTTCCTGATGGTGTAGGTAAAATTTCTATTGTACCCATTATGTTTTTACCATCCCAGTTTATGTCTTTGATGTTGTGTGAAACGTTTTTTAGGTTGATTACTTGAGATTCAGGGTGGTCTAGTTCACCTGTTGCTCTGTTATCTTTAACTAAATCCATATACTTATCTATTTCTCTTCTCCATAGGTCTTCAGAATAATATCTACCATTACCGTTTTCAACTTCACAAGTTGCTAGTATACCTTCTACTAGAGGATTACCTCTTTCAGACATTTTACCTTCTGATAGTAAACCTTTGGATGGTTTGAATAGCTGTGTTTCTATAAGTACTTGTTTCATATTATCTATCTGAGGTATCTAAATTTAAACTAGCCTCTAATGCATTTTTAATATCGGTTCTTAATTCAGAAAGTGCTTTATCTACTATCATGTCTATACTAACTTTATCTCCTCTTTCTTCCATTCCTCTTGCCATTTCTTCTGCTTTAGTTACTATGTCATCTATTGAAGCCATAGCTTCTAATGGAGCTTCATCTTCTTCTAAATTTGTCATTATATCTATTAAATCATCTGATTTACCATCCTTTGCAGCCATTTGAGCATTTGTAACTTTTTTTAAAAAGTCAGGGTCATCTTGAACTTTATCATCTAATTTTTTAAAATCTACTTCTTCAACGGTTTCTTCATTTAAACCAAAAAAATCCATATAGTTTGCTGATGTAAATCCTCCACCTGTTACTAAACCACCTGCTATTGCTATTTCATTAACTGGTTCTTTATTTTCTTTTAGTTTACCATATCCTGATGATTTGTATTCACCTTTTGGTTCTTCTGGTTCGCCTAAACTAGGTGCTTCATCTGTGTATCCTACTTCTTCTCCAAATTGACCATTTTTAGTATAGTATATAGGGTCTTTAGCTAAGTTTTTAAATACTATGTCTTTAATTTCGTCTATTGTTTTGTCAGCATTTTTTTCTTGCTTCATTTCATAGTAGTATCCCATTTGAATTTGACCAAAAATCATGTTGTCAGGATTTTTTTCATCCTTGTAGTCATAATTTTTAGCAGCATCTTCTTCTACTTCTTTAGATACTTTTTTCTCTTCAGCTTTTGCTTCTGCTTCAGCTAGGAAATTAGAGAATGCAGTTTCATATGATTCTTTTTTTCTTTCTAAAGGATTGTTAATAGGCTGTAAATCTACATAGTTTTCTGAGATAATTCCTTTTTGTTTAAGAATGGTAGATGCTTCATTGAATGTAGCAGCATTAGTTATAAGGCTTGGGAATTTAGCCTTTGCCTCTTTTAAAAAGACACCTTTATGTCCTTTACCTTCTTTAATTAATTTATACTGATTTGCTAAGGTCTTCATTTGCTTGTTTTAGTTGGTCTATAATATCGTCTAATTCTTTTAATATTGCATCTGTCGGGTAATTTACACTGTATGAACCCGGATTTTCATTATAAAATTCTGCTGTTTTATTTTTTGCATTTGATACCATTGGAAGGATAGAATTTATTTTGTCTTCAATGACATCAAAATTTCTAATTCTTCCCTCTTGGAAATCATTATACTCAAATAATTTTTTTATATCATAGGATTTAGGCTTGATTTTTGGTACAGGCTTATATCCTAGTTTATAATAATAAATACTAGGTCCTTTTTTACCTTTCTTTCTAAATGCAAAAGGTGTTGCATATTGCGCTCCTTCTCCTGGGGTAAATGATGCTCCACCTTGAGAAGTAGATGATTGTTCTCCTAAAGGTCTACCATCATCATCCATAGGCATGAATATTTCATCCTCATCATCTAATTGTTCTTGATCTGGATTGTAATTTTCTTTTAATCTTAATACTCTTTCATATTCTTCAGGATAGTTTTTTCTAATATGTGATCTAAATGAATTAAATAAATTAGCTATATCGGCTGCAAATTTATCTATAACAGGGTCCATTTTAGTTTGTTCTGCTTTTTTATCTAAATCATTTAAAAATTCTCTAGCTTGTTGTAATGCTTTGTATGTTGAAGAAAAATCAGCTGCACTTGCTACATCCCATTCTATTGCTCCAGTTTCAGGATCAATATCTGTTACTGTTGATTTTACACCTTTTCTTATTTTAGTGTCACCTACCTCTATTTCTTTAAGCTTGTACTTGTACATTTTTTACTTCTTGTATTAAATCATAGTATTGTAACAAGTTAGTTAAATCATCGTCTTTAACTTTAGCTGTTTTGTCTAGTGTAGGAAGCATTTTGATTACTTCTTCTATTTTGATTTTAGTAACTTTATCTGTTACTTTAGTATTTAATTCTTCTAAAGTAGTTTTAATTTCATTTACTTTAGTATTGTAAAATTCTTTTAACCTAGGTGTATTGTCTATTGATGTAATAAGTTCTTTAAGAATTTCTTTTTGATCCTCTAATAACGTATCATACTTGTCATTAAATTTTTCAAGTAATACTCTATAAGTTAGTGTTCTTAAGGTTTTATCGTATTTTTGAAATTCATCTACTACTGTTTCTTTTTGTTCTTTAACTACAGGTTTTTCAGATAAATGTTCTAGTATAGTAAACTTATTGTTTATTTCTAATTCAGGGTTAGAAAATTCTTTATTTGCTTTAATTTCAGTTAACATATAAAAAGCAGCCTGAATTTTGTAGTGAGGTAATTTATGTCTAAAAAACTTAGTTACATCATAGTGTTTTTTAATTTCACTGATTAGATTATATTTTTGTCTTTTTAAAGCACTTCTATTTAAATTTAAAGAAGATTCTAATAGTGAATTTAAAATTAAATTAGCTTTAGCTTCAGATACTGCAGTATGTTTAGCTAATTGTTCATATAACTTATATTCCTTCCCTAATTCGGTTTTAACAAAATATTCTTTTAGTATCTTTCTTGCTGGGGAATTCATACCATCTAAAGTATCAGCAGTAATTTGGCGTACTAATAATTCAAAAAGAATACCAGAATTTTTGTACTTTGAATGTTTTATGTTCATTCTTTGCAGTTTGGTTTATTTATAAATATATAAAAATATTCTATTATTTCAATTGTGATTCATCTAATAACCCGTTTCCGTTTTTTTCTTCTTCAAAAACTAGTTTTTTTCCAGTTTTTTTCGGTCCAGGTACTTTTTTTAACATGTTTTGATGTTCCATTGCTAGTGGAGAACCACCTTTAAATTTTGGTCTTAATCTATTAGATTCAGTATCATTACCACCCTTTGCAGCTTCTCTACCTAATGGATCTTTACCAAAATTATTCTCTTGTTTACCCCTATCAGTTAGTTTTTCTTTTGGTCTACCTAATGGTACTTTTTCATTATATCCATCTGGTACGTTAGCTGGATCTGATTGGTTTCTTCCTAAACCATATAACGAAGCTAAATCATGTGGTGTGCCATAAGATTTACCTGTTTCTAATGGATCATTACCTTCTGCCTCTATTTGTGTTAATCTAAATGAACGTTTAGCATCTTGTTGAACTAAATCTCTATATTCATCAAATTCATCTTGACTAAAGTGGAATATGTTTTCATAAATCCAATCTGTAGGAATAATTTTACTGTCAATCATTGATTGAGCTAATGTCATTTTTTCTGTCATTAACGCTACTCTTTCTTGATCGTATATGATTGATGGTGTAGTCATTGATAGCTCAAAGTTTGTTAAACTTTCATCTTTATATCCTTGAGTATATAAATGTACTAATGCTATTTTTTGTAATTCTGATACTATTATTCTTTGGATTCTTTCTATTGTACGAGCAAATCTAATATCTTGCGCTGCTAATGTAGCTTTGCCATCTGTATTTTCATCATAGCCCATGAATGCTTTAGGTACTTTAAGTGCTGCAAATAATTTTTCTCTTAAATATTCTACATCTGCTATACCATCATATTGTAATCCAGGTGTAGTATCTATTTTAGTAGCTGTGTCATTACCTCTAATTGGGATGTAAAAATCTTCTAACATGTTTTGCATGTTATATTTCAAATTGTATTCTCCTGTTTCTTGGTCTATGTGAGGAGTTCTTTTCATTTTTGAAATAGTTTTTTGCATAAAATTTTCTACTTCAGCAGGTGGAATGTTTCCTACGTTGATGTAAAATATTCGCTTTTCTGGCGCTCTTACTATACGATGTATAAGCATCGCATCTTCCATTAATGTATATTGTTTAAACAATTTACGTGCTGGTTCTATGTATGATCTACCATAAGGTAGGAAATTAGTGTCAGTAAGTAATCTAAAATGAGCCATTTCATAGTTATCAAATAGAATTTGATTACCTTGAACATTATTAGTTCCAGGAACATTATAATATCCATAACCTCCTGCTGAAACACCTTCTGGATCAAATGCATATTTTATATCCATTGGGTTATCTTCATCCTGTCCTTCTAACCTTTCAATATGGAACGCGTTATAAGGTATAACATTGTATACACCGTATTTTTCAGCTATTTCTAGTTTAAGGAAAAAATCTCCATATTTACACATATTTCTAATCCATGGCCATAGATTAAATTCTACATTTAATACATCATAAAATAGGTTATATAGTATTTTTTGGATATTTTCATCTGAACTTCTTATTTGTAATACTTCACCCATATCATTTTTAAGCGTAGATTCATCTGCTATAATATCCAAAGCAGAAGCTATAATAGCATCTGTATCCATAGCATCATATTCTGAATATAATTGTGGTCTTAGTGTTTGGTAGTTGAAGTTGTTTTGATAACCATATAGTGATGTAGGTGATGTAGAGTATACTCTGTTAAATCTATCTACTAATGAATTTGTTTCAACTTCTCCAGATTGTTGGATTTTATTAACATCCATAACCTTAAGCTGGTTACCGCCTTCATTTCTGATTACTACGTCTGTTGCGAATAATCTTTTTAGTCTTGAAAATAATCTAGTATCTGCCATTGTGTGTATATCGTATAAATATTATAAGAGCCAACGAATGTCCTCTTCTCCTTTAGAATATGGGTTGTCTATTTTCCATGGGTTTTTATCTGTTACAGGATTATAAACTCCTGAATAATTTGTTTTGTTTGATGATATGTTTCTTAACATACTTTTTGCTAAATCTATTCCTTGAGATTTAAATTTAAATGCCGTGTCTCTCATATACATTGCTATACCAAATGACATTACTAAATCATCATTGTAACCTTGTTGTGCTTCTGGTCTGCCATTTCTCCAAATAAAAGTTTTCATTTCTTCTAATAATCTTTTTAGTC